AGCCGTATATTTAATAGATGATTGAATTCCATAAAATCCTAATAATTCAGCTACGTCGTACACCAACTTTTTACGTGATGAAATTAGTAGTATTCTGCTATCCACACTACCATCAGAAGAGAATAACCCATCTATAAACCCCTTTCTAAACTCTTCGTTAGCGATATTCCATATAGCTTTGGGAATCCCAAATTCTTTTTTAGTAACACCAAAAGATTCAAAAAAATTTATAAGACTTTTATTTTGTATATTTGTTTCTTTATTATTATTCCTGTCTTTAAACTCTCCAGTCCATCCCAATCTTCTTAATTTCTTCGTTAATATATCATGCACCCCATATTTTTGATCTTCTTCGGATACTATAAACCCTATCTGATTTGGGCGATCATTATTAGATATCCACCCGTCACCAATATTCCACCCTATCAAAAAACCATCATCATAATCACCAATATCACCATACTTAAGAGATGTTTTTTTATTGGGTTGTGGTAAATAATCACCTTCTTGTAATTCATCTGTTCTTTTTTTATTAAAATCATTTAATGTATAATTCCACTTATCTTTTATTACTACAGGCCATTTATGTTCAGCGGTAGCAAAATACTCATACCCACCCTGTAAAGTTATTTTATATAAATTTTTATTATTACCCGACAAAAAACAAGTAGCATCGCTATATGAATTTCTGATGTTGGGAACTTTAAAATTCCTATCTTGTAATTCTTCTATAGGAATTACACCATTATTTGTAAGAATTTTAGTCCCTTTTCTCAATGATGGATTTGTACTAAGTATAGGATCAAAATAATATGAGTTATTACTTTGTAAATTTCTCCAATTCAACAACCCAGGCTCGGCACAATTAACCATGTTCTCTATAATTTTATCCCATATTTCCCGTGCATCTATAGTACCATAATTTTGTTGAGCAAATTTGAACTGCCAATCTTTATTAGATTCAACTGCTTCTAAAAATGCACCATCTACAGCCACTGAAATATTATAATGGGATAATTTACCGTGTGTTAGTTTAACATCTATAAATTCTAAAATATCTGGATGTGATACATGCATACACGCTAATGCAGCGGCTCTTCTACTTCCACCTGATTCAATTGTATTAGCAAGAGCATCTGATGATTCTAAAAAACTAACTGGACCAGAAGATGTTCCACCTTTACCTTTTATAGCTGTGCCTCTTGGTCTGAGATAAGAAAAATTACAACCCACTCCGCCTCCTTCGCTCCATAATATTAAAGCGTCTTTCATAAATTGACCAATTTCTTCTATTGAATCACCTATAGGTAATACGTAACAATTAAATAAAGACCCTCTTGCTCGTCTTGTATTTCTTAAAATTCTTCCTCCAGGTAAAAAATCCATTTCATAAATCATTTCAGAAAACTTTTCACTGTAACTTTTAGAATCTCCATTTTCTGCTCGACCGGCTTCACTACCCACCCTACTAGCACAATCTTCCCAAGTCTCTCCATCCATAAAATATCTATTTTCAGCAATAGATATTGCATTATCACTTAAATTACTATTTCCGTCCATGTTTTTCTCCTTCTATTATTAGAATCCAGTAGAACCAAATCCACTACCACCTCTTTCTGTACCTTCTAATTTATTATCACCAATATCTAAAAAATTACCAGTATAAACAGCCGCAAATTTCATTTGCGCTACTCTGTCACCTTCTTTTATACTTATAACAGTCTTTCCTAAATTAGTAAATATTATTTTTATTTCTCCTCTATAACCTGAGTCTACAGTGCCAGGTGAATTAAGTACAAACAAACCTTTCAAAGCTAATCCGCTACGGGGTCTTATCTGCGCTTCAAATCCTTCTGGCATTGCCATAGCAAAACCTGTTCTAACTAAAGCTATAACTCCTGGTCTTATGGTATAATCTTCTATAACACTTAAGTCACAACAGGCGTCACCACGCTTACTATACTCCGGAATTTTTGCCTTGTCGCTTAATTTCTTAAAATAAATTCTCAAATCATTCATTATTTTATTTCTCCTTCACGAATCTAAAAATATAACTACCAACAACTTCTCGTTTACCATTACAACATTGTGATATATACTTCCTACATTTACCTAAAGCTTCTGCAGCTTGCCTAATCGATCTCCATTTTTTAATTGGAACGCCATCCAAACTATATTGAATAATGGCTTTGCCCCTAAAAGGCGCGTCATTATATTTTCTTTTATCAACCGTATCTATAGATAGTGGTATTTTGTCATGTTCGTCATATCTCCAAATAAACCCACCTATAGAACCACGTCTTTGTCGACAAACCACAGGTATATTTCCTTCAAAAGCCTTAAGTGATTTCGATGTAGATTCAGCGAACGTTCCTTTTGCTGCTTTTTTAATAGAAGACCATCTTTTTATAAAAATACCTTCTTTACTATATTGCAATACTGGTTTCTCATGCAGATCGTATCTATAAGATTTAGATATTTTTTTCTTACATTCATCAGTAAGTTTTCGTCCAGTAAGTTTCTTAGATATTTTTTCTTTAGTTTCTTCTGAATGTTCTTGACCATACATATAATTATCTTCACCAGCATTTTTTCCTTTTAAACTATTACTTATTTTAATTCTGGTTTCTTTAGAAACAACGTGTCCAAGTAAAGAATTTGATATTTTTTTCTTAACTTCATCCGCCCATTCATACTCCCCGCCGCCTAATGTATTATTATATCCAAATTTAAAATCATACGTATTAAATTTTTTAATCCAAAACATTTCACGGATGTTAAGATTATCTTTCGAACATTCTTCTATTATGGAAAACTTAAAACATTTTCTACCATATTTATTATATGAATTTTGTAAATATTCATTATGATGTTTATTGTTTTTTAATAACCACTTGTGCTTTCTTAATCTGTCTTTACAATCAATACTTTGCCCAATATATAACTTACCATTAAATTTATTTTCTATTTTATATATACCAACCATATTATTATCCACCACATTTAATACATACAAGTTCATCATTTGAATTAAATTCAAATTCTGTTCCGCCACAATTTTTATCATTAACCTTGTTTTCACAAGAATTTTTTAGCCAACAACTTCCGATCAAGCCCTCCGTCTCCATAGGTATTAAATCAAAATATTTACCAAACCCATCAATTAAGGATTGCTCAACAATCTTTCTAACAACGTATCGTTGTTCGTGTTTGACTTCAACAACGACCTCATCATGCACTGTCAAAATGAGTCGTGCGTCGTACCCACTATCTTCTAGTCTATCAGTCAGATAAATCATTGCTTGTTTTATAGTATCAGCATTACCACCTTGAATAGGTTGGTTCATTCCTCTTCTTCGAACACTTCCTACTATTCTTTTGTAATCAGGGTGGTTATAATCAGGTAATGTATAAAATCTTTTTCTTCCACTAATTGACGTACTATATCTATTTCTAACAGCATCTCTTGCTGATTTATTTAAATATTGTTTAACTCCTTTGTATCTTTCAAAATATTTTTCCATCATTTCTTCAGCGGCTTTTTCAGTTATTTTTAAACGCCGAGCAAGACCAAATTTTGAAAGACCATAAGCCAAACCAAAATTAATAGCTTTAGCAGAGCCCCTCATAGCAGAAGATACTTCTGACATTGGAACACCTTTAATCTCAGCAATAGTACGGGTGTGTAAATCAATTCCTTCACGAAAACACTCAATAAAAATTGGATCTTTAGACATGTTGCCAAGAATTCTAAGCTCTGCTCCAGACATATCTGATGTTATTAGTGAATAACCATCCCTAGCAACAAAAGCACTTCTATATTTTTGTTTTTTAGGTATGTTCTGAAGATTAGGGTTCGAACTACTCATCCTACCAGTAGAAACCATCTGAGTAAAATCTGTATGAAGTCTACCAGTTATATTACTTATCTGTGCTATAAGAGTTTCACCATAAGTAGATATAAATTTTTGTGCTTTTCTATAAGCAAGAAGATGATCTATAACCGGAAGTCCTATGTGTTTTTCCAAAGCTCCTACGGCAGTACTTTCTAAATTTAAACCATATTTGTTTAACGCTTTTTTTAACTGTAAATTACTATCGAGATTTATTAATGATACACCAAACAGTGTTGTTTGATCCTCAACAGCTGACAAAATACTAGAAACCTGTTTACTGTATTTTTGTTTTTCTATTTTCATTTCTCTTATTAGTTTTCTTTGTTTTTCAGCATCAAATGAAATTCCATTTAATTCCATTTCACACATTGATTTTGTAAATTCAAATTCTAATCTACAAACATCTTCAAAATTATGTTCTCTAATCTTTGGTAATTGTAAATCCCTTACCAAACGCAAAACAGACACATCATTGGCTGCATATTCCAATTGAAATGGTTGAAATTTTTGACCATAGTTTGTAAAAGTACCTGCTGGTTCTTTATCCACAGTTATACCAAGATATCTAAAAACTATCGCTTTTAAATTAGCTCTAACATTTTGACCTAAATAAAACAACTGCTCTGCTAACATTGTATCATATATATTTTCAATATAAAAACCATAGTGGTGTTTAATCATTTTCATATCAAACACGGCATTCTGTAAAATTCTTATTTGATCGTTACCTACTAAAATTGGTTTTAATGTTTGGGGATCTACGCTACTATGTTCTGTATCACATCTAACATCAAAAACATATGATTTGTTTGGTATACCAACTTGAACCAAAACCACTTTACCTTCATAAGGATTAAGTGCTGTTGTTTCACTGTCTACCTCTATGATAGGCTGTCTATGTATTATAGCAACAGCCTCTCTAGCTTGTTCATCAGTTGTCACATATTCATAAACCGGCTTTGGTAATCCAATAACCTCAGTATTAAAAACGCCCATTAAGGTCTCCTATTTTTTTTCATTAAATATATTATTTTAAACATGTTATGATACATCTTGTGATCGGCTGTCTTACCGGGGGCATAAATGGGTTCCGTAAGAAACTCTAATATATCTGAAAACATTTTACCTTTACCAAGAGTAGTAGCCCTCTTCATTTGCCACACAAACCAACCAGCAACAGCCATCCTTATGTTTTCTGCTGGCATGTTTAGTTTATCATATAAAATTTTAACTTTATTCCAATCACCAGCAATTAAAGCTTTAGATAAATCCATAATTTGTGGATTTTCTTCATCTAATAATACACCAACTATTTCTTTTACAGCTTCAATAGTCCAACTTCCCTCATCGTTTACTTGTTTAAGCCAAGGTAAACAATCTCTTGGTACTCCTTTGGCTTCCTCGGCAAGATACATAAGGATTTCTTTTTTATATTCCATTCCTTCAAATTGTGCTACGTTTTCTAATAATTGATATAATAATTCTGTAGCAATCCGATCGAAATGAAGTTTAGTAACTCTTCCGCCGGTAAACGCTTTCTTTAATTTATGGGGTTCGTTCGTACAGAAAATAAATATCACGTGTGAAAACCCGTCTTCCACCACTTTCAACAGCAAATCCTGGCTTGCATCACTCAGTTTGTGGCTTTCATCAAATATTATAATTTTATATTTAGAACTAAATGGTGCTCCTGGTAAATCACGCACTATCTTATCAACATCACCCTTAGTTCCTGACTGACCAACGTTCACCTCTATTATATCCATATTATTCTGATTCATTATAGATAAACATGTAGGGCACTTCAAACAAGGTTCTGAATTAGCTGAAACTTCGCAGTTCGTCCCAAGAGAAATAATTCTTGCGGCTGTAGTTTTACCACAACCTGGAGGACCTATAAAAAGAAATGTGTGTGGGATATCTCTAGTATCTAACCAACCTTTTATCATTTTACAATTAGTTTCCTGCCCCAACATTTCATCTACTTTTAAAGGACGGTATACTGTATTAAGATCATTGCTTTTATTTCTTACTTCTCGCTTTCTAAGCATTTAATTCTCCTTATTTCTATATCATATAACCTTTTACATTTAAAATTTTTATGATGATTTCGATTACCTTTGGAAACATTAACCATTGCACCATCATGTAAATTATTATCTCCACAAAATTGTTTTAAATTTTTTATTACTTTCTTCTTTCCATCGGGAAAAATAACTAACCAATATCTACTTCTACCTTCAGCCAATTTAAATTTATATTCCTCAGAAAATTTTTTACCATACCAATAGTTATTTTTGCCAGAAGATGCTTTTCTTAATTTATTTATTGTTTCTTTGGTATGTTTCTTACCGTACATCGGATTGTTTTCACCAACCATTAAATATCCTTTATTATACTTGGGGTTGTCTTCTCCAGACCATTTTCCTTGTTTGGCTTCCGACATTTTCTTTCTTGCTTCTTTGCTAAACGGGGCTCTTTTAATTCCAACCATACCGCCCTCTCCGCCAAATGTTAAATTATACCCACCATCACCAAAAGAATTATATTGTTTTATATAATGGAATTCCATTTCATCCATTTCTTCTTTAGAATCACAATGCTCTATAATTTCCCATTTAAAATTATTAAAACCATATTTTTTAATTGCTCTATAAAAATAGGTGTCTTTAATTTTATTTGAAAATGCCTGTGTTTTATGACAATTTCTTCTGACTCTCAATTTCTGAGTAGTCTGCCCTATATAACTTTTTCCATTTATTTTATTTGTTGCTTTATAAACTATCAATTTACTCCTCTATATAAAAATATTTAAAAAGTGAATTCGATTCATTTCCTTTACTTTCCTCAATAACAACAACACCATCTGTAGTTGCCAACAATATAAGATTGTTTGTCCCAAACACAACATATATATCATTTATACCAGAAACTGTTGGAATTATACCATCTCCT